CCATTCTTTATGACATGCTGGTAATATTTCACCAGTATCAAATGTAAATGGATGTGGAGATGAGAAATTGACTACTTTTAAGCCATTAGATAATATACAACTGGTATAACTAATAGGACTCATATTATATCCTCCCTTCAAGAATTTATGGTTAAAATATTACAGTGTAGGCATCTTAGTGTATCAACTGCACCAACGTCCTTTCAACGTCTCCAGGTGATCAAATCCTTCATCACTCACCGAAACTTGATCAAAGCTCGATGTGTCTACTGCAGCTACCCATTGGCGAGATGGACTTGCAGACTCACTTATTTTATGAGAGATCCCCTCTCAACTCTACCTAGAGCGTTCCCACGACTTACACTAGAATATATCACTTGTACTTTATAGTCCCAAGAGGAGGACACTAGGATCGTTAGTCAAAAGCCTTTACACCATGTCAAGGTGATCCTTTGTAAAGGTGAAACTTCAGTAATGATGGGCACAGTATCTACTAACATATTACACATGTCCTGTTACTGTAGGATACAGCCACGTGTTGTGCTTTCGTACATTTGCAGGAGCAAACATTATCGTGTTTACCCCACCATCACTTCGGAGTACAGTGTTGCACTGTTATCCAATAGTCTCACAGAACCATTGAATACATTACTCTTAGTTCACATAAGAAATAACTGTGGTTATCTCAAATGCTTAACGTGACCACCGTGGATATTTCAAGGTATCACAACCTCTCAATCCTGTAGGTGAGCTGTATGGTCATTTGTTTGGTATAAGTTTATACCTATATATACTAATATCTATGACATGACTATCAATGTCTAGTATCAGCTAATTATGGTACAAACAATGAACAATAATAGGGTTAAAAAAAGGGGATACATACAGTAGAGCCCCTTTAGGTTAACGCTGATAGGATCTGTTAACACGTTGACTGTTACCCATTGCTGGATTCAGGTTAAATGCTACATTACCCCAATTGCGTCCTGCTGGACCAGGCATTTGTGTAGCCAATGTATCAGCTATACGTGCCAGCTTATATCGCATTTCAGTAGCTTCATGAACTGGTGCATTTATCAGACCACATTCAACCATCAGCTCGTAATCAGTAGGCTCAATGAGCCGTAGAGCTTGTAGTCCTGCTTGTGTTGCAGCTTTAGCAATTATTGCTAGTAGTTCTTTCATAGTAACCTCCTAAGTTATTAGAAAAGAGACGAAAAAACGAAAAAACTAAATCAAAAATAACGAAAAAACGATAGTGAAAACCCCTATCATAGGGGTACGGTGTAGTGATAAAGCCACACACTAAAATCCTACAATTTTTAAAACTTGCATCGGTTAGTCATTTAATATATATTTGGTTGGCAATCAGATGTCCAAAAAGACAAACGAATCACCCAGAAGGTACCCTAGCATTAGTTCTGCCTTAGGGGTCAGAAGTCGGATTTCAGAGGAATACCTGAATAGACAGGCATACAATTTCCTTGAGTTTTCTCCGATATTGCCGAAACTATCCTTGTTATAAAGCAGAGCATGGACAGAGCTTAGCTTAGGCTATAAATGGTACTGGCTCTGAGTAAGAACAAGGCATGAAATCCAAGAAAACAGGTTTTCCTGTTCAGGGATAAGTACATATACTTGTCAATTATATAAATATCTTTTAACTTGAAATATGCGGATATACACGCTTAAGATAACCTATAACAGTGCAAATGACGAGATCTACGAGATTTCAGAAGAGATCGAAGAAGAGGATATTGGTATTAGCGTAAGTAAAATAGACCTCATGGATGAGGAAGATATATTGGAAGCTATGGTATTGGGTACAATGGAAGTAGCAATAACTTAACAAACCGCTTACGCTTGCTATGAGACACTACTTCATCAAGAATCAGCCGCACTGTGTATACGAGGATGCTGATGAGCTGCCTGAGGATATAGAACCAGTAGCTGATTGGCGAGAAGCTAAGGAAGGTGACTGGGTAAAGGCAGATGATGACTGCTATGTACAGATTTTAAGGAAAGGAAGTCTTTCAAAGAGTAAAGGAAGGAAGAGGACTATCCACTATTACAGGACTTGTACTGGCACATATCCAGTTAATGTAAAGATGGATACTTCCAGAAGGGAGAATATTTACACTATAAGCGGATCTAACCCAAAGACCGCTACCAGGGAGAATTTAAACAAGTATGAGGTTCTCTTTGTAGATTATGTTGCATCTGGGATGAGTCCAGTAGAAGCTTACATAAAGGCTTTTCCCACCAATGATCCGCATTACGCAAATTTTAAGAGTTCAGAATTAATCAAATATACTAGAATAAGGAAAGCAATGAAGAAAGAATTAGAGCCGATACTGGAAAAATTAGGAATTACGCAGGAGACTGTCCTTGAAGGAATAAAGGCAGTTGCGGATCTGTCTGAGAAGGATGATACCAAATTGAAGGCCCTCTTCAAGTTGTCCGACATATTAGATCTCGAGGATAAGTCTTCTGCAAGACTTACACAGTTGACTGGTATACAGTTCCAGGGCTTCAGTGATAAGCAGCTGGAAGAAGTGGAAAGACCTAAGGAAATAGAAAGTGGCTGATCAGGTAAATAAACAAATATTTAAGAGGAGAATAAAATGCCGTTAACAGATAAGTATAGTAAAAAAGTACATGATGCATATCAGGTTATCCAGGAAAAAGGTGGTATGACTAATGCAAATGTAACAACACTTCAGAAACTTCTAAAATATTATCCTGAAAATAAGGGTTTGAAGGTAGATGGGTTTTATGGAGGAAATACTATTGAAGCTATAAATGTTTTTTATGATAAGTATTACTGGACACCTGAAAGAAAGATGCAGGAATTAAAGGATAGACATGGAGAGAAGTATATTATGCAGTCAGAGATGGAAGGTATGCAGGAAACACCTCCAGATACCAGTGGTCAAGGTGGATACTAATAGTAAAAAGATTGTTTTTGTAAATAAACTGCATATTTTGCACATTCCAGTATGAAAAACGGTAAGATTGTGTCCAAACACGACATTATTCGTGAGATAAAGGGTGTAAATGAGCGTTTAGACTACATGTTTTCGGGGTTATCACTATTAAGTACCAGTTTAAGTGATTACATTGACTTTAGTAAGAATGAAAAGAAGTTTGTCAAGTATTTAAAGAAGAAATACGGAGATAGTATTGAGGAGTAGTTATGCCAAATGGTGACGATAAAGCATTTGATGCCATGAATGTAGTTACAGCAACAGATGAAGTTGACTTAACTGAGGATGGTGAAAAGTCAGCATGGTTTCCAACTGGAAAATTTATGGGGATGAAGGTACCAAGAGGAATATCAAAATGGATGGATGGTCTGTTTTTATTTGCTGCAGGAGGATCATTTATAAAGCCAAAACCATTATCTGGGCAATCTGCAAAATCATTTATAACTAAATCCGATCTAAAATTATATGAGACAATAAATAAAGAAATAGTAAAGGTTCCTACTGAGTTTCAAGGTCCAGTGTATGAAAAACTTATGAATAGATTACGTAAAGAATCACCAGAAGCATTTGAATCGTTTTGGAAGATTCAAAGGGAAAAGGAAAAAGCAAGAATTGCAAAATATGGAATGACCAAAGCAGAGATTGCTGAAGAAGCTCTACTGAGACAGAAAATTGCAGATTTTGAAGCATCACTTGTCGGTAAGGAAAGTTTCAAAATTACTAAAAATCCAATGGAAAGATTTAAAAAATTTAAAGTAAATGCAGATAAATTACCAGAGATTCTTAAAAGAAGATAAATGAATATTAATACCCAGAATGTAAGTAAGGCCGAAGAAGAGTTAAAACTGGCACATGAGGATTTGATAGCATTTGGCAAATTATTTCTTCCAGATGACTTTAGACGGAGTGAAACCCCTTTTTTTCATTATGAGGTAGCAGATGCAGTTGATGATACAAGTATTAGACAGTTGGCAGTCATTCTTCCCAGAGGGCATGGGAAAACTGTTCTTACTAAGTGCAGTATTATTCATGACTTTGTCTTTACTCAAGAGCCATTGTTTTATGGCTGGGTGGCGGCAAGTTCAAAGATTTCTGTCCCTAACCTTGATTATGTTAAGTATCATATTGAATATAATGATAAGGTAAGATACTATTTTGGAGATCTGAAAGGAAAGAAATGGACTGAAGATGATATTGAACTTACCAATGGATGCAAACTTATCTCAAAATCTAATCTTTCTGGTATAAGAGGTGGAGCAAAACTACACAAAAGGTACGATCTCATTGTACTGGATGATTTTGAAGATGAGAATAATACTATTACACCTGAAAGCCGCTCGAAGATCTCGAATCTTGTTACAGCAGTTGTCTTTCCTGCATTGGAACCAAAAACAGGAAGATTGAGGATAAATGGGACTCCAGTACATTATGATTCGTTTATCCAGAAGATTCTTGTCGGACATCAGCAATCAGTGAAGAGGAGAGAGGAATTTAGCTGGAAAGTGATAACATATAAGGCATTGCAGGAAGATGGTACTCCTCTATGGCCTGATTGGTTCGGAATGAAGGAAATGGAGAGAAAAAAGAAGTTTTATCAGGATTCTGGCACTCCGCAGAAGTTCTATCAGGAATATATGATGGAAGTGCAGAGTGCTGAAGATGCAATATTTACAAGGGATCATATCAAATACTGGGATGGTAAGTTCTATATAGACGAGGAGACTGGACTTTCATTCATAGATGCAAATAATGAAGGATACCAGCCATGCAATGTGTTTGTAGGTGTTGATCCTGCAACAGATTCAGCAAGAAGAGACTCAGACTTCTCTGTCATTATTGCTGTAGCGGTAACTCCAGATAATAATATTTATGTTATTGACTATATACGTAAGCAGTCTATACCAGTATTGGGAATACCAGGAGAACATAAGCTTGGTATAGTAGATTATATGTTCCAGTATGCCAAGAGTTACAAACCGAGTCTATTTACAGTTGAAGATACAACAATGAGCAAACCTATATTCCAGGCACTCAATTCTGAGATGAGAAGGAGAAATGATTTCTCTATTGGGTATAAAGCAGAAAAGCCAGGAAATAGGATGAGCAAAAGAGACAGGATACAGGAAATATTAGCTCAAAGATTTTCTATAGGGCAAATACATATTAAGAAGACTCAGTATGATCTGCATAGAGAGATAACAACATTTGGACCAAGAATGGCACACGATGATACCATAGACGCTCTTGCCTATGCAGTCAAGTTTGCCAATCCTCCCATGGCTGCAGGTCAGGATAAAGAGGGTAAGTGGTATAAAAAGAAACCAAGAGCAAAAGACTGGGTAGTAGCTTAAAGGAGAAATAAGATGAGAATAAACACAAAAGCTGTATTTGAATGGAATTCAGATACTGAACAATATGAAGAGATATATTCGGAGGGATATGATTACGAAGGTGAGGTTGATCTTTTGCAAGAAAATGACCGAATATACTTTCCTTCAAAATTTTCTCGTGGTGAAGGTTATGATGAAATGACACCACAGGAAAAAAAAGAGATTAATCCACGGTATTTAGGAGGACATTTAGCGGACGAAGATATTGACTGGACAAATGTGGAACTTGGTCAATCTCAATGGGGTACGTCTCGTAATATGGTTAGACGGTGGGAAACAATGATGGGATATGATGAACCTCAAGGAGATAGGTTCAAAAATCCTGGAGCTGCTGTAACAGAAGCTAGAAGTTTTTTGCGAAAATTTATACGGACTAGAAAAGATGGAAGGCAAACTATACAAGACATAAGAGATCAAGAGGATTTTGGATTTGCCTATCCTGGCCAAAGGGTTTTTAATGAAACAGGAAATCCAAATTATCGAGTAAATGCTGATTATTCAGAGAGGCAGAAAATCAAGGGAGCTTTGGAAATAATGGAACAATTTCCTGAGTTATCGAATTTTGATGAAGACTTTGCCAAAGATGTAGATTTTGGAGATAGGAAGTATTATATGGGTGGTGGGCGAAGCAGTCGATTTCCAAAACAGGATATAAGACGAACAGATGATCAGATTTTTGATTTTTTACCTGGAGATGAAGATTTATTTCCAGAGGGAGATACTAAATCTAAGATACCTGGTGAGTAATGGCAGATATAATTACAACTAAGGATTTATCTGTAGAGGATACAAGTAAACTAAAGACTGGAGATACAAGGAAAAAGTATAATACTTGTCCTCCAGGTAAGAAACGAGTAGGGAACAAGTGTGTTCCCATAACTAAAAGAGGAAAATAAAATGCCAGGAAAAGAAGAATGCGCTGCAATCATAGATCCAGAAGAAAGAGCAGATTGCGAAGCTTATAAAGGTAAATACCCACTAAAGATAAACGAAGGAAGGAATCGTTTGGGTAGGGATATGGATAGAATAGAATTTGATGAGGATACTATTCTTAATCCTAGAAGGAGAGCTACAGAACCTTCATACTAATGGCTCAGAAGAGAATGGATATATTTGGTCATGATAAGCGTGATCGTGCACCAATGAAAGCTCCTTCAGATACATATCATATATGACCAATTGAAGGAACTCCTCACCCAGTTAGGGAGAGACATAAAGCAAAGAAAGTTAAGAAATAATGCCTAAGAAGAAAAAAGCAGACCAAATAAGAGAATTGTACAATCTCTCTAATAACTGGACGAGAAGCCAGTGGGAGTATGTTAACCAGAAAGGGTATGAGTTTGCTCATGATGAGCAATTGTCTCGTAATGAGAAGACTTCTCTTCAAGACCAGGGGATGCCTACGTTTACAATTAACAGGATATTGCCTGTTGTTGAGATGTTGAACTTCTATGCTACTGCTAATAATCCCAGATGGCAGGCTATTGGTGTAGAGGGGAGTGATTCTGATGTTGCGGCAGTATTTTCAGATCTTTCTGATTATATCTGGCATCTTTCAGATGGTTCTGCACTTTATTCAAATGCAATCAATGATGCTATCTGTAAATCTATAGGCTATATCCTTGTTACTGTTGATACAGACAAGGATAATGGAATGGGAGAGGTTATACTTCAGCAGCCAGAGCCTTTCGATATTTATGTGGATCCAAAGTCCAGGGATATGATGTTCAGGGATGCATCTTATGTTCTTATAAGAAAAGTTCTTCCTAAAAGTCATGTTGTAAAGCTTTTTCCTCAATATAAGAGGAAGATAAATAAAGCTTCATCATTAGATGGAGATCATTCCTTTTCAGAGAGAGCTATCGCAGATAGTGAGCAGAAATTATTCTTGAGTTCAGATTCTACTGCAGAGGATGTAGGAATAGATGCTACTGGACAGCAGGAACAAACATTAGAGCTGTTTGAGCTTTATGAAAAGATAAAGATTTCCTATGTAAATGTATTTTACAGGATTCCTCCAAATAAGAAACAGTTGAAAGCTATTCAACAGCAAGTTCAGGTAAAGATGAAGGAAATGGCCGCTGAAATGCAGGTTGGTCTTATGGAACAAGACAAACAGATGCAGGAAGCTGTTAAATTAGGTAAGATGATTCCTGAAAGATATGAACTTGAGATGAAGAAAGCTCAGGATATGATGCAACAGCAGTTACAAGCTGCAGAGCAAGAATATATGAGCAGACTGCAGGCAGAAGCATCTAAGATTGAGAATAGGGTTATATCAGAAAAAGAATATAATATATTGCTTAAGGATAAAACTTTTCAGCAGTCTATAGTTGACAGTGTACAGTTTTATGGAACGAGGATAAGGCAGACAATATGTGCAGGAGATAAATTGCTGAGTGAAGTTGTCTATCCAGAAAATATAGTTGATTATCCATTGATTCCGTTTCACTATAAATGGACTGGAACTCCATATCCAATATCTGCAGTTGCTCCTCTTGTAGGAAAGCAGAAAGAAATAAATAAGTCTCATCAGATAATGGTGCATAATGCATCTCTGGGTTCATCATTAAGATGGATGTATGAGGAAGGATCAATAGATCCAGAACTGTGGGAGCAGTATTCCTCTTCGCCAGGAGCATTACTTCCAACAAGACCAGGATCTGAGCGTCCAACTCCTATTATGCCAGCTCCATTGTCAAATGCGTTCTTCTCTATTGTTCAGCAGGGAAAAGCGGACATGGAATATCTGGCTGGGATTTATTCGTCAATGCAGGGAGACACACAGCAACAGCATGAAACTTTCAGGGGGATGCTTGCATTGGATGAGTATGGGACCAGGAGAATTAAACAGTGGATGAAGCATTCTATAGAACCAGCTTTAAGACAGTTGGGGAAAGTTATTATGCAGATATCACAATCTGTATACTCAGCTAATAAAAGATTCAGGATTATACAACCATCAGCTATTCAGGAAGAGCGTCAGCAGGAGATTAATATTCCTATCTATAATGATATGGGACAGGCAATTGGAAAGTCAATGGACTATTCGGCTGCCAAGTTTGATGTCAGAATAGTGGCTGGTTCTACACTTCCAGTAAACAGGTGGGCGTATCTTGCTGAATTAAAAGAACTTCTGCAGTTTGGAGTTATAGATGATATAGCAGTTCTTGCTGAAACTGATGTTCGGAATAAGGAACAGATAGCTAAGCGTAAGAGTTTATATGCTCAGTTACAGGGACAGTTAGGTCAATTGCAGGAAGCAATGAAGGACAAAGACGGCACTATTGAGACTCTTGAGAGACAGTTAGTACAGGCTGGAATCAAGGGTAAAGTGATGCAAGCTGAAATGGAGATCACCAAAAAGAAAGAGGAAGTTAAAGGCGATCTAAAAGATTCTTACCGCTCAACAGAGGCAAAACAGAAACTTTTACAGAATGTAATGGTCAATCAGGTAGACGCTACAAAGAAAGATCTATCAAGAGAATTACAATTTGTAAAAAAAGATTTGCAGAGTGGTAATAAAAAGCAGTAACATTAAAATGAGTAAAGGTAATAAAAATGGAAGAAACAGCAGGCAACCCAGGAGTCCCTACAGCTGATGAAGTTGAAGCTGAGGTTCTTGGCTCCTCTGAGGACTTTTTTGAAGCTCTAGAAGAAGATGTAAATGGCGTAATTGCCGATAGTAACACTGAGGCAACCCAACAGAAAGTTGACACCGAACAGGTAACTCAACAGCAAACTGTTGGCTCCAACAATGTGGGTTGGGATGATGACGGTAATCCTTACAAGAAACGCTACCAAGACAGTAGCAGAGAAGCCGTTAAGCTGAGAGAGCAGTATAAAGAGGTTGAACCTTTTGTACCTGTTCTTGAAGCAATGAAAAATGATAGCGGATTGGTTGAACATGTTCGTAACTATCTGGTAAATGGAGGTAATACTCCGAAGGGCGTACAGGAACAGTTGGGATTAGACGAAGATTTTGTTTTTGATTCTCAAGAAGCAATGACAGATCCAGATTCTGATTCAGCAAAAGTTCTGAATGCTCAAGTAGATAAAGTTGTTCAGCATAGAGTAGGACAGATATATCAGGCTGAAAAAGCTAATGCTGCAAAAGTGCAGCAGGAAGCTAAACGACAATCAATGGAAAGTGAATTCAAGGAAAAGAGAGGCATGAGTGATGAACAGTTTTCTACATTTAAGGAAGCTGCACAAAATCATGTTCTTACACTTGACGATATTGACTATCTGTTGAATCGTGATCAGGCTAATGCAAATGTTGTCCAGTCTACAAAGAATGACATGCTTACCCAGATGAAGAATGTTAGGAACATACCGCCTACCGCTAGTGGAGCTAACAGCCAGGCCGAAGAGAAGAATCCAGATAACGCAGTGTTTGATGGAATCTTAGGTCTGGATGGCGATTTAGACAACCTGTTCGGGTAAATTTAGTTTATAGAGCCATTTCGGCTTAAAGTTTATTCGAGCTAAAAATAGGAGTTCGATATGTCTGATTTTTTATCGGTCATAACACCGAATACTGATCTTTCTGTATCGGATTTTGATGGGCGTGGCCCAGGTGACTCAAGTGGTTTAGCTACTGGAGATATACGTAGAAGGTATAACTTTGGTAGCCGAGTATCTGAATTGGCGATCCCTCAAGATCCGTTCTTTAGATTCGTAAGTAAGGTGGCAAAAAAAGCGACAGACGATCCTCAGTTTAAGTTTTCTGAGAAGCGTCCTTCGTATCATAAGCGTTATGCTTATGTTATAGGTCAAGTAGATGGTGGTGCAGATACATTTGTTGAGTCAACAATGCAACGATCAGATACAGGTGCGGCTGTGTCCGCAGTAGGTCAACCAATGAAGTTGTACATGGCTACTGACTATGATAATCGTGGTAACATACAGAATGTCTTCAATGAGAATACTAACAACTATGATGTTGGTGCTAGTAATACGAGGCCAAAGTTCTTTTTACCTGGACAGTTAGTTAAGGTTCCTGGTAAAGCTAGTGCAACAGGTACTGGTACTTCAGGGTATCAGATTATCAGAGTAGATACTGTTACTGATAGTCTTTCCAAGACTGCTGCTAGTGTTTCAATGGAGTGTGTAGCTATTGAAGGATCTCTTGTCAAATATGACAGTGGTGCTTTAGAGTTTTCATCTTTCTATAATGATACTCCATCTCCTGGTGGTGTTGGAACAGCAACTGATGATGATGCACAGGTATCAGATAGAGTGATACATAGTGAGTTAGAAGCTAATCGTTCTTATGTAATAGGTAGCGCATTTGCCGAAGGTACTGGTTTTCCAGAGACTTGGGTGGATCAACCTTACTCATCTAATCATGGACTTACTCAAATTTGGAAGACTTCAATGGCAATGACCAATACGGCCAGAGCTACAGTATTGAAGTTTGAACCAAATGAGTGGGCACGTGTTTGGAAGGAGAAGTTGATTGAGCACAAGTGGGATATTGAAACATCATTACTATTTGGATCTCAGTATTCAGATGGTAGTAGTATCCAATATACTCAAGGTGCAGTAGACTACATTAGTAACTATGGTAACCAATTTAGTTTAGCTATTGCTACTAAGACTCAGGATGATTTTCTTGATGATCTTTCAAGTTATGTGGATCCAAGATACAATAATAGTCAAGCAACGGTATTCTTCTGTAGTACAGCAGTGTATAATTGGCTTCATAAGTTAAGTGGGTATTTTAAGAATAATCTTGAAGTATCTTCTAACTTAAGTGCTGATATGTCATTGACTGGCAAAAAGAAGGTCTTTGGTGTTGATATAAGTACAATCTCAACTGTGTATGGTGATATGCAGGTTGCACGAAATGTTCATCTTGATGGTACAAGTATTAAAATGCTTGGTATCAATATGAAGAACTGTGCTTACAGACCTTTAGTTGGTAATGGCATCAATCGTGATACTTCAGTCTACGTGGGAGTTCAAACTTTAGAGAACTCTGGAGTCGACCGTAGAGTAGATCAAATCTTAACTGAAGCTGGCATGGAATGGTCAATGGCCGAATCCCATGCTATC